GGTCTTTAATCTCTTCTTTATTTTTTGAGTCTTCAATTTTATTAATTAAAGATCTTATAGAAGTACCCAACTCCATATTGTTTGGAGTGTTTTTCGTAATGCTAGCGATAGTCTCGTAAAAGTTTGCTTGATGTTTCATATTAAAATAATGATGTTGAATAAATTAAATTTCTGTTTAAAGTCTGAAGACCTACTGCCTTCAATACTCTATTTAAAGGGTCTATTACGCTTTTTTCAAATTGTAGTTCATAATCAACCTCAGGCGCAATTTCATAAGGATGATCTCCTGGTAAATAAGCAAACATATCGCACGATAAATGCTTACAGTGATATAACTTTAATTTCTCACCATTACCTATCATTTTATATTTGTTTTTATATTTAGGAGATTGATTCATTAAGAAATTATAAAATCCTGCTGCTTTAACATTAGGTGGACACTTTAAACCTATTTGAAATTCAATAGTATCATCTACGATATATTTTTCAATATTATTTGTTCTTTTATTAAATGCTATTTGGTCTATATCTGCTAATTTAAATTCTTTCTTACCTTTCTTTAAATAATCTACTAGCTTTTTAAGAAGATCTGCTGTTGGTTTTTCAGAAAGAACTATTTTTAAAGCATCAGTTAGATGTTTACGTGCAAGTGCCGGTGTTGAAGATTGGATTGTATCAAAACCAATTGTTTTAATTTTTTTAAGAGAATCATATCTATCAGAAACGTCTAATCGATCTTCCCATGCAATATTTTGTAAATATTTCTTTTTTGCTAACCATATACCTGAATATGCAATTGATTCTAATTCAAAGAATAAAAAGTTTTTTGTATTAGTAACATCTGCATATTTTTGCATACATTTTGTAATATAATCTCTAAGTCTAAACGTATATAAATCCATAATAAACTTATCAATAGGAGGTTTTGATTCTCCTAACCATTCAATAGACTCATACATTTCTTCAAACTGAACATAGCAAGAATCTGTGTCAATATAAACTACGGATGGTCTTACTAATTTATTTTTAATACTAATATTAAAGTGTTCGTGAACTACTGTATCTTTTGGCCAAAATTCTTGAAAATATTTATTTAATATTTTTTCAGAATATAGAATGGCACTTTGGCCTTGTAATGTAATTGATTCTGCTATTTCAATATCGAAAAAGTGAAACCATTTATTACCAAAGGCACCATAAATCGAGTTTAGTGTTACTTTAACTGCCTGTTCGTACGCTGTGTATTTTGCAGACATTGTTTGATAATGATCAATCAATGTTTCAGTTTCTTGAACACTAAGCTCGCTTTCTGGTTTATCAATAAGTTCCTGTATCTCTATCATTTAATATTATTCAGCAGTTGAACATGTTGCAATAGTTAATAATGTTTCAGAATCGTTAGATTTTAAAACAACTCTATTATCTAATACGTTTGCTGTATAATCTTCTTTGTCTAAAAGATTTAAATATTTTTTGAATAATGTAACTTTACCTGAAGAATCTCCATCATAATCAGGAGTCACTAGCATATTGTATGTGTTTCCAGTTAGCTTAACACCTTTTCCATTCGCTTCAATAGAAAAAGTTTCTTCTTTATCTAATCCAAATAGAGATCTTACTTTATTTAACGTAGTGTAATCCATGTCAAATTTATAATTTGCATCTTCTACGTTAAAGATAGTTTGAATCTGAGCATCTGTAAGATCTTTATATCCTAAAGAAGGCTCTGAACATGCTAAAGTAATTTCAAGCTCATCATTATAGATTCTAAAGCTAGTTGCAACAAAGTCATCTTCATTTTCAATAAACTCTAATTCACCTTGAATAGAATCATACTCAAATTGCTTAAAAGCATCTGTTAATTTTTGAGCATCAAAGAAAGCAACTTTAAGTTCTTTATCTGTTGATATTGAATCTTCTTCAACTTGAAAAACTTGACCGATTGGTAATCTGTGGTGTTTTACCGCATCTCTTTGAGGTAAATAAGCCGAAGCCTGAACTACACCATTTTTAATCTTGAAATAAACGAAAGTATCGATAACTTTAAGTCTATTGATGAAGTTGATAAAATTAGTTTGATCAACTTTGTTAATTGTAATTTTCATGATATTTATTTTTTAGTAACTTATTTGAGTATTATAAGCAAAATAAGTAAAAAGTTTCAAAAATAAAAAAACCAGGATTGAAGTCCTGGTTTAGTGTAGTTTGGCGGTAAAATATTAAAATTTAATAATTTTATTTATTTTTTATAGGTGTTAGTAAATGATTCAAAGGTGTGCACGTATTTGAATGAACTCTTAACTTCATTTTCATTAATACCATCACCTGTATAACTCCATTTTATACCTTTACCTTTAACATCGTAACCTAATAAACAATACATTCCTTTTACAAAACCTTCAAAGAATACAGCAGAACCCATTTCTTCTAGATCTTCAGCATATTGTCTTGCATCAGCATCTTCAATTGCTTGTAACTTAGTACCGTCTTCTTCATATGAAAATAAGATTCCTTTTTTAAATGTTAATGCGTCTCCAATGTATACCCATCCATCTTCATCTTCTACTTCTTTACCCATTTCGAATTGTTCGAATTGTTCTTTTCCATAAGCTAATGCTTCTTTTTCTGTTTTGAAGAAATCTACTCCTCCTTCGCCTTCGTTGTGATTAATCACGTAAAATACTTTTGCCATTTTTAAATTGTTTTTATTAATTTGTTAATCTATATATCTAATAAAAATGGGGTAAGAATAGTAGCGAACTTTTTCTTACCCCGTGCCGTTAACTAAAACGGTCCTAAAATCCAACCATATTTCAGGTTGGCTATTTCAGTTTTTTATCCGTCACAGCTTAAACAATCTGGGTCTATTGCTGATTGCGCAATATCTCCTCTTAATACTGATTCAGTTCTCATATAATACAAAGTTTTAATACCCTGTTCGTATGCTTCTAAATGAACTTGATTAATAAACTTAGGTTCTGCTTCCGTAGGAAATGCTAAATTTAATGAAACAGCCTGATCGACATATTGTTGTCTTATTCCACCTTGTCTTACAAGCTCTAATTGATTAATTTCTTTAAATGTTTTAAAAACATCTTTCATAGGGATATAATCTCCTTGTTTTTCAAGAGGTTCTTTTTCAATTTCTTTTTTAGTTAAAGGTTTTCCTAAACCTGATTCTAAATTTATTTTTGAACCAATATGTACTGAGTAATTATCTATCCAATCAAGTCCTTGAACTGATCCTCCATCTTTTAAAATTTGATCCCATGTCTTTTTTGTATTTTTACCAATACTATCAAGGCATTTTTCTAAAGTTTGATTCTTTCTAATAAAAGTTCCTTTAGCAGTTTGTTCTGTGAATACATTTGCTGCCCAAGGTTCAATACCTGGGGAAACGTTTCCAGCTAATTTAGAATTAGAAACTGTAGGTGCAATAGCCCTTAAGTGTGTGTTTCTCATTCCAGTCCCAACACACCATAGAGGTTCTCCCATTTCAGTTGCCATATCTCTTGATGCTCTTTCAGATTCAATCTTGATTTGTGAAAAAATCTTACGAGTTTCAAATTGTGCAGTTAAACCTTCAAATGGAATATTTCTATCTTGTAAATATGTATGCCATCCAAGAACTCCTAATCCTAATGCTCTACCTTTTTCAGCGGAACGAATTGAGTTTTCAAATCCACGCATATATTTTGCTTTTTGAATAAATTCTTCTAATACTCCATCTAAAAACCAAGTTGCAGTGTATATTAAATCAGTATCTTTCCATTCATCATATCTTGATAAATTAACAGATGAAAGGCAACATACAAAAGAATGGTTTTCGTCCGTGTGTAGTGTAATTTCAGAACAAATATTAGTCATGTAAACTTTTAATCCATTTTGCTTATATGCGTCTGGATTCATTCTGTTAATATTTCCTTTAAACATTATATATGGTTCTCCAGTTGCTCTTCTTTTTCTAATAACTGCCGTCCATCTTTTTCTTGCTTCTTTATCTCCTTCTTTTACTTTTTGCATGAAACCATCAGAAACAACAACGCATTGATGAAGATTTAAAGATTGTCTATTAACATCTCCCTTAGGTTCTCTAATTTCTAACCATTCCCAAAAATCTTTATGTTCAATATCTATATTAACTGATGCAGCTCCTCTTCTAACTGAACCTTGGTTAGTTGCGAGAATAGTTGAGTCATATACTTTACAAAAAGGAACTACACCGTCTGATGTTCCATTTCCTCGTATAGTTGCACCTGCTGGTCTAATTTGATTTATACCAATACCAACTCCACCTCCGTGTTTTGCTAACAACATCATCTCTAGATTCTTTGCACCAATGTCATGAATTGAATCGGCAACATCGATACCAAAACAAGATATTGGTAATCCTCTTTCAGTTCCAGTATTTGATAATACTGGGCTAGCTAAATTTAACCAACCTCTCCAAATATAATCATAAAATTTAGAAGCCATTTCAGGTTTTTGTAACCTTTTAGCAACTGTTGTTGCAACTCTCCAATATGCGTCTTTAGGCGTTTCTCCTTCTAATAAATATCCGTTGCTTATTGTTTTTACGTAAATTTCTGTGTTTGCCCATGTTGGAAAATCAACACCAAGTTCCCAACCTTGTGATTCTCCATAATTTGTTTTTTCGCTACTCATTTTTATATTGTTTTAGTCTTTTTAAAATAATTCGTCTTCGTCCCAGTTTTCATCTTCACCTGCTTTAGAATAATCTGTAGATCTTGTTGCAAAGAAATCAGTATGTGTTGTTCCACCTGTTAAGTGATAGAACCAATCTAATTCTGCTGCAGCATCTTCATCATATTCCATAAAAGGACCTTTTGTATATCCTAATTCTGCAATCTTTTCATTAGCTCTTTTTATAATAAATTGCTTTAGATCATTTGCTTTAAGATTCTCAAGATCTCCTTGTTCAAATATCATGTCTATGAATTTGTGTTCCATTTCAACCATTAATTTAGCTGCTTTAAGAACATCTTCTTTTACATCCTCCTGTAACTCAGGATATTCAGTTGCCATTTGTTTAAATAATTGACATCCCATTTTAGAATGTAGAGATTCATCTCTTACAGACCATTTCATTTGTTGTCCAATACCTTTTAATAAGTTTCTCATTTGAAAACTATATAAAACAGCGAAAGAACTGTATAGTGAAACTCCTTCAGCGAAAGCTGAAAAAATAGCAAGTGATCTAGCAACTTCTTTACGTGCTTTATCATCTTCTGCTAAGTTAGTGTGTGTATAATCGGCTGATGTAGAAGTTAATAATTCAAATTTTTCTGAAATAGCAGGTTCGTGTAAAAACGCAGCAAAATCTTCTAAACCTAATGTTTCATTTAAATAAGAGTATGCTGTTGCGTGAATAGTTTCTTGAGAACCAAACATCATTGCCATTTGTTTAATTTCATGTTTAGGAAACCATTTGGTTACCATTGTTGTCCAATAATCGCTCACTGCACATTCTGTTTGAGCAAAGCCTAAAAGAATATTCCCAACTAAATTCTTTTCTCCTTTTGTTAACTTTTCGTTCCAATCTTTAACATCTCCTTGCATTGATATTTCAGTGTGTAGCCAAAAAGCTTGCGCTTGTTTTAACCAACCTTCCGTATAATATTCAGGATATTCAAACGGTTTGAACTCTACTCTCTCTATAAATAAATTTGAATTTTCCATTTTTTTATTTTTTTTTGCTTACTGATTTAGACTAATAAAGGCCTTGTTAGGCCTTCATATCTATGATAATAGATTTTATATATCTATTTACATAGAGTCTGCAGGGCTTGTTGATAATTATATTATCTTAATCTTTTTTTAAGTTGATCAGCCTTAGTAAAATAATCATACGACATTTTTTTATATTGTTTCCTCTGAGAATATAAATCTGTTAATATCTTTTTAAGAATACTATCATCTTTTTTATAAACTACACCATTATCACAAACAATAACGTCTTTGTCTTTACGTCTTTCCGCAACCTCAGTCTTATATACCTGCTCTATATAAGCATCTGGCGAAATATTAAATTGTCTCATTATAGATGGGTATAGGGAAGCAAAGTCAAATGCACTTACACCTTCATAATATCCAACAATCGGTTCTTTAACAAATGCTCCGGCGTATTGAGAATTCTTTTCACTATCTTCTCTTCTTTCAGTTCCTATTCGCATTCCTTGTTCTGCTAACTTTCTTGCCATTAAAGATTCTGTGACTGCCACTGGAGAAGCTGCTTTATATAGCGGCATTCTTGTTATATTTGCAAGAGTTAAAAGAACTTCCATTGATTTTAACTTTTGATCAATATAGTATACCAACACTGAATCGACCACGTTATAATAAATGTATTTAACGAAATTATCTCTATATAAATCCTGTAATGAGCCTGAGTATTTAATCTTCTTTACGTTTAATACTTGACCAGAAACATAATCAAGTGCATTAGATTCTTTTACTTTCACACTACGATCATATTTATCATATAACTGCATGTAATCTAAAATACCAATATGTAAAGGTCTAGAATCGTTTCTATCAACCTTCTTAGTCATACCTACCTCAGCAACATCTATTTGTAATCTTTTACATCTATTTACGATATATTGCCAGTCATAGTTTATAAAGTTCCAGCCAGTCATCATTGGAAATTTAGGTAAAAACTTCATTAAAAAAGTATATACCATATCATATTCTGTATTAAACTTATGATACTTAAATTCCCAATCCTGATCAAAGTCTTTGAAATACTCATTAGTATCATCATTGATCTTTTTAATTTTATCAGGAGCCATATCTTCCAGTCCTAATACAATTGCTTTACGTTCTGGTGTAATAATTGAGAATGATAAAATTCTACTTTTAGCTTCTTCAGCTTTAGGAAATCCATCTACAATTTCGGTTTCAATATCGACAAAATAGGTTTTAGGCATATTATATGCTAAAATTTCTTCTTTATCTTTTTCAGGTAATCCGTCTATAAAATAATTTAATGAAAATTTATTGAATTGTCTAGCGTTTCCTAATTTAACAGGCCTTCCATCCCAGTTTTTAAATTCAGTACTAACTCCTTTTTCTTTTTCATCACATATATACCAATTCTGGAATTGAGCAATTGGATATTGTTTATATGCTACTTTACCTTCAGTATCGTAATAGGAAACAATGACATCCCTATCTCTTTGTTCGATATCTAATATCATTAATAGTTATTTTTCTGACGGTTAACATTTTCTTCTGCTTTTGCGAAATAATAGTTATATGCTGTTTTAGCATCTAGCCCGATTGAAGCGGCGTAATTAATAAAGAAGTGTAGAATATCTACCCATTCCATATACAATTCTTTTTTGTCTCCTTCAGACATGTCAGAAATCTTTAATGTATCGTATTTTGTAAAGTCTTTTTTCCAGTATTTCCATACTGCATTTCCAGAACCATCTTTAATACCACCAAGAGCATCGGTCATTTCGTGAATTTCATCAACAACTGCATGTGTATTACAGTGCCAGAAATCCATAATTTCTCTAATTGTCATATCATCAAAGTTAAAACCATAAGTCTGCTCTTGCATCTTTTTTTGGTTTTCCATGATATCTGCTAAGTGTGTGTTTGACTGATCATAAAAGTCTTTTACTTCTAAGTCTTTACATTCGTTATCTATGTTTGCCATTACTTGTTTATTTTAAAGGTTATATCTAATCTGTTAAATATGTTTCTTAATTCTTTCTTCTGTCTTGCAATTAAATCATCCGAATAAGATGCTACTAATTTCTCAACATCCTTTGACGATTTTACATATAATTGATCACGCAATACAGGGTCTTGTATTAATTCCATTTCTGGATCGTATTCGATTTGGATCGCTGCCAAACAATCACTTGCCATAGTTTCATAAAAGCGGAATGTTGTCACATTATTTAAATGTTCATCATCTCCTAATATTAAACTTGCTTTACTTTTTGAAATAGTATCTAATAAAACTGAGTGTTCCATCTTTTTTGCAAAGGTCGTTGGAACTTTTTTAGTTTTATAACCTACTAATAAACTCTTTTCGCTATGTGGCATATACTTTCGAACTTGTTGTTCTCTAAAGGCTGCTCGATTATCTCCATAGTAAATGGCATCCCATTCTTTTTTAGGAGCATCAAAATCAAAAAGTGCGTTTGTTGTTTTTGTATTATTTAACTTATCAGCCATTCTGTGCTTAAACATATATGTAAACCAATCTAGTTTTTGCCAATTTTTAGGTGTTCTTCCTAAGAATTTACTAATGTCTTTACCTGGAAATAAATATGTTGCTTCCTCAATGATCTCGGACCACTCTGAGCTAAGATCTTGAAGTAGATTAAATCTTTTTAACTTATCCACTGGGTTTAAGAAATCGATCCGAGGATCATTTACTAAAACATATATTTTACCACCATATCCTGCAAGGGCTCTTGCAATTGGTTCAGTATGTTCTCCAACAACACCGCCAAAGAAATTAGCAGTACTTAATTGAATAAAAACTGCTTCATAAGAATTCCAATCAGTGTCAGCGTAGTTTTTATAGAAATCAAATTCTTCTGTATTTCTATTTTTTTTACCAATTAGATCAACGTCATATTTGTTTTCTTCTAAAAGCTTTTTAAAGTATGTTACCTCTAATCCTCTGTGGTTTTTACTATTGTACGTTAAGTTTGAAAATACTGACGTTATTGCTACTTTCATTTATATTTTTTTTATAGAATCTGAACTAAGGTACATTACTTTATCTAACTTTTCAAATTTTATATTCATAAATTCTTCATTGTAAAATTCAAAATATTCGTAAACCTCTCCTGTACCATATTTAGGGTGAGTTACTTTAATTGGGTTTTTAGGTCTTTTATCATTCATTGTTTTTAGAATTGTTCTCCTGAACGTAGTTATCTAATCCTTGAATGTACGCGACTGCGTCTAATAAATTATCTCTTTTGTGGTTGTAGCTTTCTCTAGAAAATTTAAGTGCTACTAATGCTTTAAACATATCAGCGCCGGTTACGGGATGGCCGGTCATTCCTTGAAATATCATAGCAGCTCGATCCATTCCTTCAGAAAAAGGACCATAATTTCTATCTGCTTCTTCACTTCTATTATTTACAATGTCATTTGCTTCTTCTAATATACTCTTCATGTAATTTATTTTAAGTATTATATCTCGATAATCGGTTTTGTTTACATTTTAGTTAAAGGAACCCAATTTCCACCAACCATCTTATGTGGAATTCCATTAATGAAATGATATTGAGTTTTTTTTGTTTTGGATTTTGTTCCTTTTTTTATAAACATATCTGACTTGTGTTGATCTTCTTTATTCTTAATTTTGTCTATAAGTTTTTGAAATTCTTCTTTACTAGCTTTATCTTTTATAACTTCTTGTTTATATTCCCAGGGATGTTTTGTTGACATTGTTTAATTTTTATTTTTTTTATATATTTTATTTTCTTGGTCCTCTTCCATAATCTCTAAGAGGTTCATGTTCGTTTACCCACTCTTCTTTTCCTGTTCCAATTCCCATAAACTTAACAAACTTAACCCCATTATTGTGGGCTATTATTTCTGTTTTGGCCATGGCTTCTTTTTGACTAGATGCCATTACACAACAAACATGGTCTTGAGGCTTTTTTGACTTTTCAAAAAAACGATCATCCTCATAAGGATAAAAATAAACTAAATAAGGTTTAATCTGTGATTCCATACGCATTCCAAATTTTATTTTGTTTTACTACTTTTTTCCATATTTTATTTAATCCACGATGTTCATGTTTTAACACGTGTCTAGGTTGCTGTACAAACGCTCTAGGATATTTATCTATATCGATATTAGATGGAATAGGTTTTTTATTAGCAACTGCTCTTAAACAGTAATATAATTGACGTGTGTCTCCATCGAAGGTATCAAAGAAGTTATTTATAAATTCATTTGACATATTAAATTCTTTACATAGATTTTCCTTAAGACTTTTTAATATTTCATGTTCTTTTTTTAAATGAGCTTGCATCATAAGCTTTACTCTTTTATTTTTAAGCTTTCTTCGATCAAATAATTTTTCTTGTATTGCATCTTCGTCAGATCTTACAAGTTCTTTACGAATTTCTATTTCTTCAAGTTTATATAGCTCTTCTTCTAAAAGACATTCTTCAGAAAGATGACAGTACTCAAATTCTCCAAATTCAATTCTCTGTAGTAATTGAGGATATCCTTTCCACATTTGATTCTTCTTTAACTTTATTGGAGAATGAAAGCGTCTCCACCATGTAAATGTTCTGTTACTCATCACCTTTGTTTTTATGTTTCTTTGTACGTCTGTATTTTTTTTTATTTCTTACGGGAGTAGGCATACGTAAAGCGTCTAACCACTCTTGTAGTGTTAGGTTTACTTCTTTTAATTTTTTGCTTTTTTCTTCCATAATTATACTACTAATATAAACAAAAAAACCCAAACAAAAAAATGTTTGGGCCTTTATTTTTAAAAAATATTCACTTTTTTAAAGTTGTTCAACTGCTGGGAAGTATTTTTCAATAGCCCCTAATCTATCATCTGCATCAACTAACATTGCCAGTGCTTCTTCAGCGTTAGTATAAAAATCTCCAGTTGAGTGGTCTCCAATACCTGTTCCTTTATTTCCTAATAAATCTAAGGATAAAAGAGCTTTTGCTTTATCAGCTTCTGCTGATGACTTAAGCATTTTAATTAATTTAATGTTCATAATTGTTCTTGTTTTAATTTTAATGTATTTACTTGTTCTAATAAAAACTCTTGAAATGAAAGAGTTTCCCAATCTGAGAATATTTCTCTAACTCGAGTTGAGTTTATTGCATATCTACGATCATGCCCTAATCTGTCTTTAACAAATTCAAACTTAGGAGTTTTTCCTAACATTTCTCCGATCATATTTATAATTTCTATGTTTTCATATCTCTCTCCAGAGCCAATGTTATAAACCTCACCTTCTAGATCTGATAACATAAGTTCATATATAATTTGTACGTTGTCTTCGCAATCAATCCACTCTCTAACTTGCTTACCATCTCCATATACTGGTATTGTTAAATCATTGGCAATTGACTTCATTATTTTAGGAATGAATTTTTCTTCATTTTGATGTTCTCCATAGTTATTGCAAGTTCTTGTAATTAAATATGGTAAACCAAAGGTTCTACCCGCTGCTTCAACTAATAAATCACTTGAAGCTTTTGTTGCTGAATAATATGAAGATGCTGATAAACTATATGCTTCATTTGCTTCTGCTAGTAATCCAATATCTGCCATATCTCCATAAACCTCATCTGTTGAAATATGAATAAACTTTTTAAGATCAGGGTTTTGTCTTGCACACTCTAATAAGTTAAAAGTACCTTCAACATTAGTTCTAACAAATGGCCTTCCATTTTTAATAGAGTTATCAACGTGGCTTTCTGCGGCGAAATGTACAATATAGTCATAAGATCCTAAATCGTCAGGAGTCACATCACATATATCTT